TGATTACGAGCGTATTTGCGGGAGTCCCCGGACTCTTTGCGTACGCTTCCGCGCGAATTATGTATTACAAACATTTTGTCAAACGAGAGAAGAAAGCGAATAAACTTCTAACAGCGTTTGACGCCAGCTATCAAGACTTGGAGGAAGTCATGGCACCTATACCCCCTCCAGTAGGCGATATGGAAGCATCGACGGATGCTCCCATTGAGGACCTACGGCTGTTTTACCGACAGAAAATGCAAGAGGACGTAGAAGCCCTTCATGCTGGGATGCCAACTTATTTTAGTTGGACTGGTAGTAACACTGAAGACAAGGTTACGTATGAATGGGCAACGTCAATGCTTGATGCCTTAGGTGAACAGACTAGCATACCCGCTATCGAACCAGTTGAGTCAACAACTAGGGTAATAGCATCAGGGATCGTTTTGGTTAAAAAGGGGAAACAACCCAATACAACTGAACCTGGTCCCTCGACTGAACCCCCTATCTGTCACGGGGGAACGGCAACATTCAAACCCGTAGTACGTGTTCGTAAACCACGAAATGAAATGGCTTTTGCTTTGGCAAATGAAGCTTATTTCAAGTTTGGGAACCGGAAGCGGACTGAGGCTAATAATATTGTTACGCGCAAGTGGATGTTGGATAGACTGACTGAATATAGTACAGTGAGGAAGAAAGACCTCGCTGTTATTATAGACATCGCCTTAGTTCTGAGCTTTGTGCCTTCAAAGGAATCACGTATCGTAGAAGATTACGGCCTTACACATGAGTTTTCCGACCGCTCAAGAACTACCCCTCTATACTCTCTCTTTGGTAGATGGTTTCCAGGATATAAGGAGACCGTCAATCTCGAAAGAGGTTGAGGGGGCCTAGTCGCGACACCAGGGGTTTGTTGCCTACTTAGTAGGGCTCCCAACCACCCCTGTCTGAAGGTGTCAAGACGATTAGGAGCACCCAAACCCAGGAATATGGTAAGGATCGCAGGGATTTCTCCCCCTGTTCATATTTTTGGGTTCAATAGAGACTTACACACCATGGAAGCGGCAATCAAAGAGCGTGTTTTCTATGTCAAGGACAAGGAAACCGGTAAATTTGTAGCGCCTCCAAGGCCGGCTTTAGGGCATTTCACCAGCTGTCTAAATGAAGTTGGAAACCTGCTGAAGAAATTTTTACCTAGTACCGCCCCGATGACAC